ATGGCAACACTTGCCCGTAGGCTCTTTAAGACACTTTTATTTGTTGGGCTACTCTTATTGTCGATAAGATATGTTCACACTTATCCCGTCCCCATGCCCGCAGATCAATTAGCTCTGCTATTTACCCTGTCTGAAAAACTAGGTATCCGCGACCCTGATGATCTCTATATTCCTGTAATGATGATTGTAGATCTGATAGCTGCAATCATTGCCTATGTATTAATTATGAAACTATGGCACCTCTTTGATGCAAAGCGGAAGAGCGCAACACCCAAGTAAGATAGGCGTCCGGGCCAATCAGCCCGGTTTTTTATTTCTCAATCCATGCAGAGAACACTAGCGGATCCCCGTACGCGTAGCGCCTGTACTCAGAAGTTGAGTTATAGGGCATGTACACCTGGCGGCATCCGACTTCATCAACACCTGTCCTGTAAACCTTTAACGCCCCTGCCACGTTGATCGGATAATTTAAACTCAGTAGAGCGTTGCTCGATATGTTTTGAAAGTACTCCCCCGACCCCGTCATGCTGTTTAAATCCAACTCTGCAACTATCGCTACATCAGCAATATGAACAGCTCCTACATCGCCAGCGGTTAGCGAATCCTTGGTTGCCAGCTCGCCCAGTTCAAGATTTTCTCGGGCCTCGGATATGCTCGACACATCAGATAAGTTATTTTCAATTTTAAGAAACACATCCGGCGTTTCTTTATCTACAGCAACAATCGTTATTGACTTTGTGATACCAGAATTTGCGCCCGCCAATGATAACGTTGTCGAGCCTGCGTTACTGATTGATAGCGTTCCGAGGGCTGATAATGTCGCACTCGTTGAGTCTGATGATGATGTGAGTATCGCCTCGGTGTAATTTGACGGTGTATACGTAACAGGTACGGTGTAAGTATTCCCGGCAACTAAGTCTGCAGGAGCATCACCAATTTCAATTCCGGTCAGAAAAATGTGTTGCGTTATTATCGCTGTGGACGCCAGTCCCGTGGAAACGCTAGCTATAACGCTTTGTGTGCCGCTGGCTCCAACATTTGCGGAATACCTGCCGTTGCTGTCAATAGTTCCCAGCGCCGGGTCGGATACTTGCCACGTGACAGGGTATTCAGCTGCGGCACTTGATGGCAGGACCATTGCGATCAGTTGTTGGCTAGTCCCCGCATTTATTACGCTATTTAAAGGTGAAATGATGATAGTTGATGGCTGATCAGGCTCTTCAGTACTCACGCCCTGAATGTAGAAAACTGTGAATGTTGTATTACTGTTGCGATTGCTTGTGTATTGAAAATTAATTGGGTCTCCTGCCAGTACTTGCATATCAATTAATTTACTAAAAGGTAGAAATTCCCGCCGGTGGTGTCCGTGGCCACTGCCGCCAGTCACAAACCCGTAGAATGACGTCGTATCAACAAGCTCTCCATTCGCATAGATAGTACTATCCCAGCGATCCCGGCTTTCTACGCCGTCAGTAACGTAGCGACCAATGAGCAATATTTGCACACAGTCAGTCGGAACAGTTAAAGTGACAACTCCAGACGACTCTAAATAGACTTGTGCAACTTGCAGATTACCGACACGGCTTAATGAACTGCTAATATCAGTAATACTATTTTCAATGATATCCGTTTTTAATTTTAATCGTCGCGGCGTGATCGCACTAATCGCACTCACCCCCGCGAGGGTTTCCCCTTCCGTTGCTTCGCGCTGAATATATACCTGCCATGTACTTTCATCAGATCCGGGCACGCTTACATTGTTCGATACAAGTGACAGATAGAGAGTATTGTTGTACATGACAACAACGCCGGTACCGTACGCGAACGCCACCCCGTTATTATCTGCCGCTGTAATAAACTCAGGAAAGCCCGTAGTTTGATACTGCCGAATATTTCGTGTTATCGCATTTAATACGTAATTCATTTCTTTACGGCCCATCGGCTTGGCGCGGGTGTCTGTCCTCAAGTCACGCTCGTAGTCCCCGCCCCAGCCCTCATTAAAACTAACAAACCCCTCGTTATCTGTTTCGTCTTGAATTGTTTGCGTGTCACCGTTTGACGCGAACGGCACTTTAAAAAATCTGTTATCCAATTTTTATTTCCTTTTTCAGAGTTGCATTGCCGTACACTGAAATTATTTGATTATATAAATACTTTGATGCGAAAAGTTTCCCCCTCTTTTTTGATATGTCACTTTCGCTAAAAACAATCACACCATTCATATTTAATATTTTGAGATAATTTATAAAATTCTCATCAGTCTGTTGGTAATCTATCCTTTCTTTTATCACTGCCAGCGATACCATTTATTACCTCCAAGCTGCGGGTATTTGATTGTAATCTGACAAACTAGACGCATTCGTAAATGTCTTTGTCTTGATTGTTACATTCGTCACTTTATCTATAAATGTAAGTGCACTACCGCGCAATAACCGGCAATTGTTAAACGCCCACCACAAGTCTTTAATTGCGTTATATTCAGCAAGCGGGAAGATATCATTGATGTCAGAAGTCATAAGCAAGCAATCCACAAATACGTTTTCAAAAATTGTCGCATTCGGTGCGTTATCGAATAACCCAGTTGGCGCACTTAATATTTTTGAGCAATTTCCGAACGCGATTTTAAATGATGTAACGAACGTATTGTTATCAAACAAACCCGCCGGGATTTCTTTAAGAGACGTACAGAATCTAAATGCAAACTGAAATGTTGTCACTAATGGATTGTAGTCAAATAATCCATTAGGTATATATTGCAAACTCCCGCAAGATAAGAATACATAACTAAAGTTAACAACGCGCGTACAATATTTAAATAAATTATCAGGTATCAATTGCAGCGATAAGCAATCATTAAACGCAAAACTAAACGTAGTGACATTTGGCAAATAATCGAATGCCCCAGCCTGTATTACTTGTAACTCAGTGCAAGCTGTAAATGAGTTAGCCATACTCTGCCTGCTGCCAGACACGCTAATGACTTCTATTACTTTATTTTCAAACGCCAATGATGAATGATAAAACACACAGCTATTACTACGCTTTACGTTTATTCTATACGTAATCCCCGCAGTCAACGCGCGAGTTGCATAAACCAATCCCTGGCTATCAACACGATAATCATCACTGTCTACACCATCGCCGTAATCAATCGTGATTACTTCCCCAATGTCGTTTAATTTAAATAACGGCGCTTCAGGGTTGTAAATCTTAAGCATCACATCAGCACCGCTGATTAAGTACGTGAACGTGTAGCTTCTTGATTCAACATTATCTACTGTGCAAGTTGGCGTAAATATCTGTGTCTTTGCAATGACAGAGTAAGCCCCTGATCGACTTACAAGGTCCGTAAATAACCCGTCAGCAGTCGTCGTGACTTCACGTGTAAATGTCTCACCCGTTGATTTTGTGTAGTACAGCGTGACGTCAATACCCGATAAATCTATCGTACTGTCAGATGATGCTATTTGCCCGTGCAGTACGCCGCTATCATTGTCAAAAAATAAGTTAATGCGCCATCCGTAATTAATCAGTTCGCCGCCATCCCAAAACCCGGCATGTTCAAAGTTTTGATAGTATTGACCGAAACCAAAGGGAATATAGCGAATAACACGAAACTTTAGGCCCACGGTTGCAGGACGCGGTAATAAGTCATATTTGGTCAGTATCAACGCTACAGCGCTGGCTGGCTGTTCAGTGAATACATACATGATTGACGACATATCGTTAGGATCGAGCGCGTAAGCTTTGCCGCTGTCAGTCGCGAACATATCCATCATGATCTCGTTAACTTCGGGAATGGTGCAACGCGTAATTAATTGATAATAACGCAGTCTGCATACCAGGCGTTTTTGTTCAGTGGTTAAAACCACATTAGGGCATTCAGGAATAAATAAATTAACACCAAGAATTAAAGCCCATACACTTAAGCCAAAATCATTCGCTGTACGTAAATCAAAAACATCAGTGAACCAGTTATTCCAAAATTCGGCATGCGCTTGGTTGTACCATTCTTCCTTTTTCTGCATTAACGTTTGTATTTCTTCGCTACCGTCATATTGCCAAATGATGTTACGTAATAAATCCATGCTGCTATTTATTTCAGGTATTTGTTTTGACATATATTGCGTCCATAAAAAAACCCACCAAAAAAAGTGGGCCATTAATCAATGCGGGTACGTAATTAAAATTTACTTTATAATTAAATCCGGGAGATCTTTATATTTTTCCATTTCTTTTTCAAACTTACCCCTTCCCTCTTCGTTTGCTTCTATTATATCGTTCAGTCCTTTTAATGTTTTCATGCATTCTTTTTTGTCTTTCTCACATTTACTTTCAAAATTATCTTCATTAAGCTTGTACAACACCATCAAATACACTTCAAATTTTGATTTTGGTTTACCCTTTCCATTAATGATAGGCTCAAATGAATTAATAATATTAGTTCTTAGCTTGCTTAAGTAGTCATCAGTGAACTCGCATTTTTTAACCACTGGAGTACCAACAGTCATTCCGCCACCCACACATATAAAGTCTATTTTACTCCCGCCACTTAGATTCAATACCCTTTCATCTTCAGCGTTAACGTACAGGAAAATACTTTCGAATGCATTCTTACCATTCGCTATTATGTAGGCATTCCCGGCAAAATCAGATTGTATCGCCTTTGCAACTGATTTTACCCTCAGCGGCTTTCCTTTTACTTTCTTATCCGCCGCTAATTCGTTTTTCTTATATAATAAAATTAACTCCGACGCACTAAATGTAGGTATTTTTTCTCCTATTACTGAATTACTGCTCTCAGTGAATCCTTTAATGTCATCATCAACAATCATTTCAATATAATTATTAAATGAAACTTTATTATTTGGCATTAATAAATCACTTGAAAATGCATTTTTCATACAAAAAGCAAACAGCAAAAATAAAATAGTTCTTTTCATGTTCTCAGCTTCCTTTTAAAAACAGAAGGCAAATCATAAACAATGTCGTTTTAAAACACCACCATTTGTGTGGCTTTGTTAAGCCAGCTATACGTTAATCACAACTGATATGTTCTCTTCTGACAATGTAGCGACTTCATTTTTCATTATTGTAATTTCATTGCTGGACAGCGCTTCGCCACCGCGTGAAATCAAAACTTGCTGCACAAAAAAACCGGGGTGAACCAGGCTGATAGCGCCCGCCAGTTCGAACGGGCTGACATCAACGCCAGTAACAAAGCCCCGTTCGCCATCCAGATTACCCATTGCGTATGCAATTAACGCGTTGGGAATAACGACATTTGGATCCATCGTTCCCTGCGCGCTGCGCATAATCACTTTTACCGTGATGGGGATTTCTGCCGGGCGGTCAAACAGGACTATGTACGGGATATCGGCGTTGGGTTCTATCACTGTTACCGATATTGCGCCGTTCCACGCAGCCCCATCGGTTTTATTCTGCAACAGGCTACGCGCGATATCTTGATCAACGCCGCCATGCACACAGGCCCACACGCTGTGTGGTTTCATATAAATACCATCAATGGTTTCAAAGTTATGACTGATATTTTCAAGAAACGATAACGAATGAACACCGGCAAGGCCGTACAGCCCGCTGATTTGGGCCTCTACCGTCGATATACCCTGATTTGCAAGCCTCAATTTACGTTCTGAGCGTAACGCAACATCGCTTTGCTCCCCGCTACCGACTACAGCCGCATAATCATTGAAGACGGTTTCCCAGCCCAGCACGGCATCAATAACTGTCAGTAATGCCCCCGAGGCGCAACTTACCCCTCCCGCCTCATCTGCAATAAAATCTACCGTAGCCATGCCGGCACTGTTTAAAAGTACGCTGTTAGCACTAACAAAAATATCACCGGTGCTGGATCTGGCCCTTGACCCCGCACGAATCTCGGTTAATGGAATGCCGCGCAATGTGACACTCGGTATGACCGATTTTTCAGGGCTATTTCGCGTAATGCCCAATAGCGCACAAACGCCCTCTAAAAATATACCGGTGGCAAAATTAGGATTTATTTGATTGGCTAACGTGGCATTATTGATGACAACTGCGCGCCGCGCGCTGACCTCGGCGCTGATCAGGCGGCCTTGCGGTGAGTCGGGGTTGGTTGACATCTGTTGACCTAGCGCCGCTTTAAATTCTGCCTCTACTGCTGTTTTTATATCGGCGGTATCGGGTATGACAATGCCAGTGTCTTCAATGTAATTATAAAGCTCGCTCATTGTTTATGGCCCCTGTTCCCCACTCGGTTTTTATTGTCGCGCTATAGTAAAAATCATTGCCTGTGCGGGATATTGAAAAAGACGTAATTTGCTTCACGCCGGTAATAGACTTGATTGCAGTACGCGCGGCGGCTTCAAATTGTGCGGGTCGGTATTGGTCCCACAGTGTTTCGCGATATGGGATACCCTCATCCATCGCGTATATCATTTCATTTCGCTGGGCCAGCATCGCTGTTTTGCAATTTTGCAAACAGGCCTCCAGATCGGTGACCACCGCTAAATTTCCCGCCGCATCTAAATACAATCGATGCTTATCGTTTAATGCCAGGCTTAATATATTCATTGTGGGCCTCCCGTCTCCTCATTGCCGCCCTGTACGCCACTGTGCGTATGAGTACCGCCAACGTTAACGCCATTGTGTTTAGCGCCTGCGGCGCTGACAACAAAGGAATTACCGCCTGCCGTCAGGGTTATACTGTCTTCTGTTAATGTAAATTCAGTGCTACCGACCTTTAAACTGATTTCCGCTTCCTTCACCCCGATCCACGTCTGGCCAGATTTATGCTGAATAACTAGCGAATCGTCGTGACCAGCGGGCAACTCATAGTCTGCAAAAACATCCGGAATAAAACGCCCGTCAGAAAATTCATGCATGCGTAACGTGTTGGGTTTTGATTGCTGGGTGGTTTGCAGGTAAAGAGAAATATCTCTATCGCTGGCTTCTATCCAGCCCCGATCCCCCGCTTTTAGTGGAAATGAGATATTGAACTCACCCCCGCCGAGCGCCAATACCGGCATACTGGCAACCGTTCCGCGCTCTACCGCCTCACCCGCTGTCGTCACACGACTGATAAGCGGCTGAACAGTGGCGCGATTGGTTGCGCGGTCGTAGCTGATCACCTGCGCGGGGAGTTGTCCATCAATGCCCTGCAACATTTTCTTGAAAACGTATTCCAACGTGCCAGATAGCGAGCCGGTTAACGCCGGGTCAACATCGGTTAAAGTAGTGTCTGCCATAGCCCCAATCTCCGACATTCCGCCGTGTGATAAAAAGGTGTGTCTCTGTTGCTGATGTCATAGCTGAGTTTGTAAATAACAAAGGTGCCATTAGCCGCAGGATTTAAATCACTTTCTATGGTCAAACTGGCCCCCGGACGGCTCGACGGATCAAGCAGGTATTTCACTTTAACGCCTTCTTCTGTGACCTCGGGAACGCCAATCATTCCAGTATTTTTATTGAGCGTGACGGTCTCATTGAGTAGCGGAACATCTCTGTTTTTTATAATCAATCGGTCATCATCGATGTAAGCGTTATAGCTGCCTGCGCTACCCAGCTTATCAACCTGTTTCAGCCTGGCCCCGGTGAAATTGTAATTGCTGATATTCTTATCCGATGCCTGAAAATCGAGGGTTAAATTCATGCTTTGTGCGGTATCAGCGGCTATCTTGCTGAGTGGCACCGTGGCGGCATAACTTGAACTGAGCATGTCGGTCATAAAGAAAGCCCCGGTACGCGCCTTGAGGGTGAGCATGATGTCGGGCGGCTGGCTGGGGGTGCAGCCGATAATGTCCCCTTCGAACACCTTAAACGTGCCGTAGCTTTTACGTCCGGCGAACAGAATGATTTTCTTACGCCTGCGCGGGCGGTTAAGCGGTGACGTTTCAGTGATAAGAAAGTTACGATCTGACTGTTTCAGGTTGGCAATTTTTATCGTGCATTCATTTTGCAGCGAACCCGCTGTTTTTTGCCCGGATGCTGATATATAGAGATCGGTGTAAACGTGTAACTTGCCATCGATTTCTATTGATAACGAGATTATGCGCGGGTCTAGCTCCATGATTTACACCTCAGTAGCCGGAATATAATAAAAACGATGGTTATCTATAAATCTTTCGTAATGCGGATATTCATCATCGGGGGTATTAAAGTAAAAGTTTCCATAATTAAGCTGTAAATGCTTGGGCAAGAGTAATGTATACGGCATTACTCTTATCCCTTTAACTAAATTTATGCCATTACGAAAAATGGATATACTTAACAAGTCATCATTTAACGTATTCAAGACTATTTCATAACGTGAGTTTTCAAGTCGAATAGTTAATGATTGATTGGGTGTTGATTCCAAATCAATTAACTGAATCATGCTATTTTCCAAATAAACTCCCGACAACCTTTAATGATGTTATATCTGATTTCTGCGGCTTTTGTTCCCCGCGATTTACGGTGCTTGTATCCTTTGAGTCTTTTACTTTTCTTGGCGTTAACGCTTGATATTGCGTAGTGACAATAACAGCCTCTTTCAAACTCAACGTAATGATAATAGCGCCGGATTGATCGGGTGATTCTTCATGCGGCATCTCAGATAAAATCATATTGGAATAAATTCCAACGCGAGTATTAACTTGAAAGCTGGAGTCACTATACAAAGCCTGTTTAATTACAGAGTACGTGTCTTTATAATGCGCTTCCGATATCCATAATATAATTTCTATTTCGACAGGCAGAATTATTTTGTGGTCAGTTTAGGGATAAATATCATCAAGTGCGACCGATGGTATTTATTGCCATTAATTATCCAATGCGTTGGGTTGTAAAAATTGGGTGATGTCGGATCTGTTAATCCCTCTGCGTCCAAATCAGGTGTACACCAATGAGGGTCGATTTGTACCACGCCTTTGTAACTGTTCTCCGTTACGCCATCTTCATTAAACGGGTTTTGATAATATTCGCTGTCGTCACTGTCAACGAGAAACAAAGCAACACGAACCCCGAAAATACGCCCGAAGGTGACAAAATCGCGCATCTGTTTATTGATGTTCATTTTTTTGTCGTAGCGCTTCAGCAGCTTTAACGCCTCCGGATCTAACTCTTCGCCGCCCTCGCCTTGAATGGTGTAGCCCTGTCTAATCGCATCACGGCCCGGCATTGCACAAGCTTTATAGATCAACCAGTGCTGCGCGATGATTGCGCACATGGTGTGTCCGATAAAATTACTGTTCGCATACCACATAAACAGGCTGTCGCTAACGGTGCCGCCACCGCTCACGTGCGAGGACTGTAACGCCCCGCCGCCGTCCATGCTGTCCATCGTGCCAACTATCTGGGCCACCGGCTGAGTGCTGGCAATGTGGCTTATCTTCCCCTGTAGCGCCTCGGTTGCCGTCGCGCTATCGTCTGACTCGCGATGAGTACTAAAGAACCCTTCACGCACTCGCTCTGGCTTTTGTTGTTCCTCTTTTTTCTTACGTTTAAACCATCCCATCATTGATCTCGCTTCAAGCGCCACAAATCGCACAAACAAAAAAGCCGAGGATAAAAACCCCGGCTCTCGTTCAAACGATTTGATTGATTGTTAAAGTAAAGTACTTGCTATTAGTTCACTGATTGCGCCGAGTTTATGCGTTGTTTGCGCTGTGACACGTCACACAATGCCGCAACGTAGCTACAGTCATTCTCATCACTCAGGGCCATGGCGTCCTGTGTGGTGGCGTAAATATCAGAGCCTTTCCCTGACCAGGCTTTCAGGCGGTCAAGCAAAATACCGGTTCGGCTGGCTGGCAGCAATTCAGGCTGTTGGCGTATGCGCTGTAGTCGCTCCATTCTCCACTCAAAAACCTGAGTGTAATCCGGGTTCTTGAAGTCAAACGGAAACGGTAATGGCACGGTGTTTCTCCATGGAAAGCCAAAACGAATTGATTACGATAATTAAATCGTACTTTTAATCGTACTTTTATTGACTTAATTAGATTTTAATCGTATTATCTAACCATCCAATACGGATAGCTCTTTAACAAAACGGGGAAATGATGGTCACGGTTCAGTGGACGACGAAAGCGCGTAAGCAGTTGCTTTCAATCGATACCAGATACCGGAAAGCCATTAGTGAGAAAGTTAACAAACTTGAAACCTTCCCAGCAGTGACACTGGATATAAAAAAGCTACACAGCATTGATAACCAGTACAGGCTGAGGGTTGGCGATTATAGAGTGATTTTCGAGCTCACTGACGGCGAACCTGTTATCTGTTCGATTAGAACGGTAAAGCGCAGAACATCAACAACGTACTAAGGCGGGGGAACCCGCCATTTTCCCCAGAAGTTCACACCGGAGTAAACGAAAATGACTATACAGATTATTCGTGATGGTGAGGGCAAACCACAATATGCCGTTATGCCTTACGACGAATACGAAAAGCTAGTTAACGCCAAGGATGCGTGGGAAGACGTACCCTACACGCCTTCAAAATACGATGAAGTAACAGTGCCAAACGCTGTTGTGTCAATTATGGTTGATCAGGATGTTTCTATCCTGGCAGCCTGGCGTATTTATCGTGGTATGTCTCAGTACGATGTCGCGGAAAAGCTGGGTACAACACAATCAACAGTTTCACAGTGGGAGGCATCCGACCGACCGCAGAAGCGCACACGCGAAAAACTGGCGGCGCTGTATGGCTGCACTCAGGAGCAACTGATCCCCTGAACAATGCCCCGTTTCGGCGGGGTTTATTCCATCATTTTACGGTAGGCCTCTGCAGCTTCATCCGGGGATAGGTTTGATATCTGCATCGGCCCCCCGTTCGCGCCGGTAACTTCATTTCTAATATTTTCTTTAAAAGCCTGAACAGCAATGTGCTTGCCGAGCAATTCAAGGTTACGAACTTTGTCAGGCCATTTAATTTTCTTTAGGATCCCGACCATTTCTTTACTTTCAAACAGTTCGGATACGTCGAAACCACTGATATAACGTCGCCAAACTTGCGGCCATTCACGAATAGGTTTGATACTCATGTCTTTATTAAATATATCCGCCGCGTCCATTTGGTCGATTTCTACGAGTCGTAGCAGGACGTAATTAGCATCAACCCCCAATTGATTAATTCGATCGTGCTTAAGTTCATTAATGCGTTGTTGTACCACCTCTTCTTTAAAGAGACGTTGGCCGCTGCTATATGCGGTTTTGGCGCTGTAACCCGCTCGTATAGCTGCCTGCGTGACGTTCAAATCGACAATATACTCACGGCAAAACAGCTCAGGTTTTGCTTTGAGCTTTGCCATATTTAACGGTTATCCTCGTGTTGCCTGAATTTTATTGATTATTCGGCGGTCGTCAGTGACAACCTTTTGTAGCGCAGTGACTTTCTCAACTAGCTTGTCGGCTCGCTCAGCGATTGAAATAAGAAACCCGACATCTGCGTCTGAAAATCCGCAGTCTCTGGCTGCATCAGTGAGCTGTCCACTGGCGGGAGTAGCGGGCATATCCCCAACTGAAGAGGCGAGACACTCGAAACGCTTTTGCAGCTTGATATTGCCAGCACTGTAAGCAGCAATAGTGCCTTTTGCTTTGTTCTCAGCATCTACTACACCTTGTTGATATGCTTTTAATCCGGCTGACTGTGCAGCCTGAAGTTGAGCCTCTTTCTCATCTGCTCTCTTTTTGGCTACTATTTCTGCGTCTCTGTCTGACTTGTCACGATTAGCCCACTTAAGAGACCACTCCGAATCTTTGTTATCACTACCCCACCAATACCCGCCCCCGGCTAAAACTGAAATCGTCAGTGCGACGGCTGTCAATTTCAATAGGGTTTCTTTCATGCGGGAATTTCCACATGTGGCCCATCAAGGAACTTAGCGGGCTTGTCATTCGGGTTATCTGTCCAGGTGATACCGAACCGCAGCTTAACGCCTAACTCTTTACCGGCCCGGTGCATAGCATCAAGTACCGGCAACCAGCATTTATAATCATTCCAGTCGGCACCCGTAGGTAGTAGGTCTACCGCATTACCAGAGATATGGCGGCTGTTCGTTGTCTGGCTTTTGCCAGTGGCCACTAGCTCTTTTTGCCGCTCTGCAGTGCGGACACCCTCAATAACACCAAAATCAACAGGCGATAGCTCCAAGGCGCGGCGAACTACCTTTAATAAGTTTGGGTTAATGCCTTTGAGGTTACTTTCACTACGCTGGCTAAAACGAAAGTTAGCTTTCATTTTTTACCATCCTTATTGTCCGTCTGCGTGTTGGTCTTCATGCTTGCAAATGTGCGGAGAATTGATAAACAGCGCTCTACACCCATCCCGCCGATAATGACGCCAACGATAAGCGCGTTTGACTCACTCATGCCGAACAGTTCCAGAGAGTTAATAACGCCGAGGGATATCACTCCGCAAATACCGCCTGCATAAAGACAATCTCGCCACGCCTTGCCATCCTTTAACGTTACGAGAGCAGCCAGGCAGACCGAGGCACCAACGCCGTAAATTGTCGGTGCGTGGATTTTTAGCCACAGCAAAGAAGCAGCGACGGTACCAGGTGGCAAATTGTTATTTTCCATATCCCGACTCCGGGGGTTAGGTATAAAAAAAGGCCACGCATAAGCGCAGCCCTCGAATAGCTGGAAAGGTAGATAATTGTCGTTTTTTGGGGTCTATTTAACATAATGGACGTTACACGCACCGAGCGCATACCACTCATCAACCTAATGAATCGAAAGGCTTATTTGTCGGGGTTAACGGCGCAGAATGTTAGAAAGCTGATTGCATAAATGCTGCATAAAATGTGCTGTTTTTTGCATAGGATATTTAGGGGCTAAAGTGCCTGTTTTAAACACTCTCGTACTTTAGCATCAGCACACAAACAGAAAGACCCCGCACAATGGCGAGGCCTTAAAATGTTGAGGTCATAAATTTAACTTACAATCTTAGATGTTAGAAGATTAGCATAGGTTTTTGTGTACACGCAACTGGTTCCGGTTCCACCACTTCGGGATCCATCTCAAGCCGAATACCGAGCATAACCAGGCACCCGCCTAAAAACGCTTCCGAAGCCTGTAGCGACCTCCTCACAACGTTGATATCTATTTCCATCACGTCAGCGATTTGCCGCAGTGAGTGGCCCCCAATATAACGCTGCCCTAGGATCAGCAGACTGGCTTGCGGGAACACCGTGCTCATGTGCGCGATACAAGTATCGAGCGTAAGGCCGTCCTCATCAGTGCAACCGGGTTTTCCACTTGCTTGAGGAAGTTGCTGGGGCGCAACCGACATCGCGGGCCAATCAATCAATGAACAATATTCCTCGCTAGCAGCCCACCAGCCCCACCGTTCAAATACAAGTTGCATATTTCTGCGCATAGTTTCAGACCTCAACATTTTTCAACACGATTTCAAAATTTAATCTGTAAATTAACCAGAGCGACCACCGAGTTTGTCTAAATTCGTTTCCACAATCTACGGCGAGGTAGGTCATAGGGAAGCCTGCACCAAGGTGCGGCCATCGAGTGAGTAAAACTATCAACGATATGTGAAAGTTCCTTTCTTACAGGTGTACGGTAACGCTTGGATGGGTAACTATAACCTCCGCCAAAATCAGTTGAAGGCACGTCAATATCGTACTTTTTGAAGGTAATTGGTTGTACTAAACCGTTACCCACCCAGTAATAAGCCTCACCCATATTTGCAGCATGTGTCCAAATCTCCCATTTTCGAGGTGATAATCGCCCTTTTGAAAGATCCTCTCGTGGTAGCAATATCCAAGCAACACTAACGCCAAGTTGGTAGTACGCTACCGTACGTCTGTGCAGCTCGTCGAAATCGATGGCACTACGTTGGATCTCGAAGGCAACACGACGACCATCGAGCCGGGCTGACACATCCGCACGAACAGGCCCAAACGATTTTTCCAACTCAACTTCACCCGCGTCAGGGTGGTTATTTAAAGTGTCGAAAATCTCTAGTTTCACCCTGTGATGCTCAGCGGATTCCCCTTTACCATAACTGCAAGTAATAGGCGGCTTGTGTGCAAAGTGGTGCGCAACTATCTTCCCTTTCCGAAGGGTCACAGGTGCATCACATTCTGGGCAGCGAAACACCCCTGGTTTTTGAGCGTCACGTGCAATAATAATTTTTTCATTCTGTTTTGCAGTAAGCATGTGTTCACCTTTAAAACTTGTGATTTTTTACAGATTCCAGTGTTTCGTCGTTTTGGGTTCACCTAACCTGCATATGCATAATCCATATTCAAAATCCCGGCTCGAGTGTGCCAAACCACCCCCTAAAGGGGGTAGGTGGTTGGCACACTTTTTCGCTTGCCGCATGGCACATAGGGCACAAAAAAAAGCCTTTAAAATCAATGAATCCCGCAGGGGCACATTGTGGCACACTTTCGGGCACAAAATCCCGGGCACACTGATGGATTATTCCATTATTCTGCATAACCATTCACACTATCTATGCGAGCGTGCATAACGTCACCCCCGTCAGTTACCTCTATAAACCCTTTTTCAGTCAGCCGTCTCATAGCTGAACCAAAGCCACTATAAGGTTTATCTGCAACATTCCACAGGTTACGAAGATCTTTTTGGGGTATTTTTCCTCCTGCGTCGTCAATTTGAGAAAGCACCCAGTCAAGGTTAGACACCCCGCTTTTTGCCTTTCTTTTATTTGGGGTATCGCTTTCGTCATCCGACATAGGTTCAATTTCTGCCAGTGGCACATCTTCAAAAACGCGCTCGGTTGTCGGCCTTACAGGGTCATACACATCGCCCTCGGTGCTGGTGTACTCATCGTCGTATGCTTCATTCTCCGCGATAACATCATCGGGCAACTGGACAGTAGGTACTAAGTATCCTCGCGTGGGTTGAGCTGGGCCGGTACGCTGCTTCTCATTGATCAGGTTCACCGCATCACCGATGCGTTCAACACGGATGACAGTATCGGCATTAGCAAAAGCCGCTGATGACCCGCGCATTCCTTTGCTGCTGTCTTTACCGCTATGGTGGACAAGGATCACCGCCGCGCCAGTCTCGTTAACAAGACGTGTGGCCCCCGCCATGAACTTCGCGATATCACTGGCGCTGTTCTCGTCACCCTGCATCATGGACTGAGACAGCGTATCAACCGCCACAATATGGACAGGTTCGCCTGTGTTCAGCGCGATACGCTTGGCCTCTTTAATCATGGCATTGACGTTTGCCGGAACAGAGAGATCGACGGCTAACGGCAGCGTGTAGAACAAATCCAGCGGTTTACCGTCATTGTACTTATCCGCCCATGCGCCAACACGCGGCATAACAGAACTACCCCCTTCAGCAGCGACATACAGAACCGCACCGCCTTTCAGATTGCGCCCTGCCCAACGGTGAGTTTTCATCGCCACGCGGCAAAGCATCGAGATAACACCATAGGATTTAAACGACGATGAAGGGCCATAGACCATATTGACGCCTACAGATAACAACCCTTCAACGATGAACTTTCCCGGCTTACCATAGCCGCCCGTGTGCGGAAATGAACGAGGCTTCTCTGGTTTTTCTGGCGGGAGTTCATCAAAATCCTCGACGCGGGCGACAGAGGATAAGCGCATACGTTCAGCACCTGGATTTTTCCATCCGGCCTGCTGCGCACGAGTGAAGATGGCCTGGAAACCAGTACGATCAGCTTTAAGGTCGTTGCTCTCCCACTTAGCTGCGGCTGCACTGTCATTACCTATCCCTGCAGCAGACCATTCCAGCCAGAGATCACGCGCCTGGTCTTCATATTCAGTGTCTTTAAACCATGCCAGGCGATTTCCCATATCTACCCAGCGGGGGTACATATGCTCACCAGCATCGGCCAACACGGATGGGTGCCACATGGCAGAGCGCAGATCGTCAAAGGTCTGTTGGGTTATGTTATTCAGATCGACGATACGCGATAAATCATCACTAATGTGATCAGGTACTGGCCTTTCAGCGGTGATAAATTCTGGTGCGTTGGCCAGCAGAATATCAACATCAATAACCTTGCCTGAAAAATCAATAAAAACAGCGCTTTCATTAGGGCCGTAGACCATATGATCTAGGTTAACCTCGGCGGAGTCACCAAGTGTTATACCAATGTTTTTCCGTAGCTGTTCAACCTTGAACCTATAGGCGTCAAAGTTGATAGCAGTTTCAGGAACAGGCTTAGCGTCAGTAACCCCATGCCCGATAGAGAAGCGGATTTCCATGGGTTACACCTTTTCTTTTAACGGCGGAAACACCGAATCTAAAGTGCATTCAGCCCCTAATCTGTTCAAGGCAGAAACTATTTGCCGACATGAAACAAGATCAGGTGTCCTAACCCCTGATTCGTAGTTACCAATCCGAGATTGGTTCCAACCCAAAAAGCGGGCTAATTGCTGTTGAGTCATACCTATTTTTTTTCGTTCAAGGGATATTTTATTCATTGTGACACCTCCATTCACACACATTAAACACATAACGTGATGGAATGTAAACACAATACGTGAATGACAACTAACACAATGCGTGATAGAAAGGTTCAAAATATGTGCAATATCAAAACGTAACGTGTTTAAGAGGTATTGAAAAATGGAAACCATCGGCCAAAGAATTAAAAGATTCAGAGAAGAGTTGAGTATTAGCCAGGCGGAATTAGCCCAAAGGTGCGGATGGCTATCCCAATCCCGAATAGGAAACTACGAAACCGACAGCCGTAAAGTGAGCGTAGAAGACGCTGTCGTACTGGCTAAGGCACTGAATGTTAACCCTGGCGAATTAATCCTAGGAACACCAGATAACGCAAGTTTCACAAGCGCAGGGGAAAGATACCTTCCTTTAGTCAGCTACGTTCAGGCAGGAACTTTCACCGAACCAGATAATTTGCTTTTTGCGGAGGGTGCTAAAGGGCACGTCATGTACGACGGCCCGATATCCGAAGTTGCCTTTGCTTTAAAGATAAAAGGCGATTCTATGGAGCCGGAATTTAAGGAAGGGGACACCATCATAATAGACCCGATGGTAGCACCTCACCCAGGGGAGTTCGTCATAGCTAAAAATGGGGATCATGAAGCAACATTCAAAAAATACCGTCTCAAAGCTAACGGTTCTTTCGAATTAGTGCCACTAAATCCGGACTATCCAACAATTGACTCCGATGTACAACCGGTAAAAATTATCGGAACTATGATAGAGCATCGTATCCATCGCCGTAAAAGATAATCACTTCAAAAATAACCTCCTTCTTTTCGATAGCCCGCCTCGCGCGGGTTTTTTTATTACCCAAACAAAAATAAAACACAATATGTGTTGACACAAGCAATCACAATTTGTGATGATTGGGTCAACACATAATGTGATTGTAAATAAACTACACCGGCAGGAAGCTGAACAAGAAAACGCATTGAGTGAGCGACGCAATCACTCCCACCCACGCTAAGAGCGTGACCGAGTGGAAATGTTCTTTAAGGAAAAAGTGTTTTTACCCGCTGACAAATTGCCGGAAGCTATCGCACTGGCTGAAAAAGCGTTGGAGGGCTAACCATGCTGGAACAACATGCAAGATTGTCTCCATCTGGTGCACATCGGTGGATGCGCTGTAGCGGAAGCCTCGCTTTAGAAGCAGGGATACAGGATACCGGTTCGCCTTTTGCAGTAGAGGGTACCGCCGCACATGCGTTGGCCGAATGTGTTTTGCGTAATTTGCAAGACAATACCCTTGTAGGTCAAGAACTTGTAGGCGGTCAGACTGCAGAGAGTTATATCGGCACTTACCCTTTAGCCCACCCGAGCAAAACCGGGGCAGGCCCGCAGGTTACGCCCGATATGGCCACTGCCGTGCAGACCTATGTCGATACTGTTTGGGCGCTGTCGCAGGGTATTGACCATGCGGTGACCTCGGCGGCACCAACGTGGAACGACCACCGCGCCCACTACCGTTGTGAATTGTCCAAAGCGTGGAAGATTTGGCAGAAGTACGACGGCCAAACACTTAGCCAGGAACAGTTTGCCGAACTGCTGGAAGACCGTGCCGCCGACGTTGTTAACCCAACCGGTGCGGAATTGCTGGAAATCGCTACCAAGTTCCAAGTTATCCGTAAAGCGGTCTTCGGTTCCGCTATGCGCCTGGCGACTGGCGACTGGCGAATTCCAGTTCAACTACAGCGATGAGAATGAGAAAGGCACCATCGAAGTACCGGAACTTATCACTCTCGGTCTGGCCCCGTTCCACAACGGCGAAAGCTACGAAGTGCAAGCCCGCCTCCGTTATCGCCTGCGTGAGGGAAAATTAACCTTTACTTTCAAACTGGTTAACCCTGAGCGTGTGGTTGAAGATGCCTTTAACTCCATCGTCGAGAAAGTCAAAGAAGGCGTATCGGTAGCCCACGTTCTAGACGGTTATGCCATTGATTAAACTAGTAATCTAGCCCATCCCTGCCCTGTGCGGGGGTGTTTTGACGAGCGGGCGTTGTGCCTGCTGTTCAAAGCACATCAATAGAAGGCTACTTTTATGCCCCAAATACTCTGGCTAGACCTAGAAACCTACAGCGAAACCCCTATCCGAAACGGTACCCATGCCTACGCTGCTAATGCGGAGATAATGCTTATTGCATGGGCTATCGACGACGGCCCTGTCAGTGTGCACGAATTTACAGAACCCAAGAATTTACCTGTGCCGCTGTGCACTGCGTTGCGTGATGGCGAGACGCTAGTCTACGCCCACAACAGCCAATTCGACCGCACGGTACTACGCACACATTTAAAAAGTTACAAATGGCCGAACGTAGCCGCAAGGGATGTTACCCGCTGGCGCGATACTATGGTTAAAGCATTGGCCCACGGCCTGCCAGGTTCACTGTCTGATTTGTGCGATATTCTCGGGGTAGCACAGGACAAAGCCAAGGACAAAGCAGGCAAGGCGCTGATCCAGTTGTTCTGTAAACCACGCGCTAAAAACTCTGCTATCCGCCGCGCTACCAAGCAAACCCACCCTGAAGAATGGAAACGGTTTATTGATTACGCGGGCCTTGATATCGAGGCGATGCGCGAAATTGATAAGAAACTGCCCGTCTGGAATTACCAGAGTAATGAGTTGGCACTCTGGCACTTTGATCAGCGCATTAATGACCGTGGTGTACAGATGGACACCGTGCTAGCGGAAGCCGCGGTATCTGCCGTCGAGATAGAGCAAAAACGGTTAGCCGTGCGCACACAGGATTTAACCGATAACGAGGTACAGGCGGCAACACAGCGCGACGTCTTGCTTAAACATATTGTTGAAGCCTTTGGCGTCACGTTGCCAGATATGCAGGCCAGCACGATACAACGGCGGGTTAGCGACCCTGATTTGCCGATTGAACTGCGCGAACTGCTGGCGATACGTTTACAGGCCAGCACCACCAGTACCAGCAAATACAAGACATTACTCAAAGGTGTGAGCAAAGACGGGCGTTTACGCGGCACTTTGCAATTCTGCGGGGCCAGCCGCACTGGACGTTGGGCGGGCCGCTTATTTCAACCGCAAAACCTCCCCCGCCCTGTTCTGGATCAGGAAACCATAGACACCGGTATCGAAGCGTTAAAAGCCGGATGTGCCGATCTGCTATTCGATAACGTCATGGAGTTAATCAGTTCAGCCCTGCGCGGTTGCATTGTCGCTCCCGAGGGTAAAAAGCTGGTTGTCTCTGACCTTTCCAACATCGAGGGCCGCGCACTGGTCTGGCTATCGGGAGAAGAGTGGAAGCTACAGGCATTCCGTGATTACGATGCAGGGACCGGTCATGAATTGTATATGTTGGCCTACGCTCGGGCATTCAACATATCACCGGATAATGTCGATAAGATCCAGCGCCAAATCGGTAAAGTGATGGAATTGGGGCTAGGGTTCGGCGGTGGCGTGGCCGCGTTCCTGACCTTCGCCCTTGTGTATGGGCTTGATTTGGATGGACTGGCAAAAGCGGCGTTACCAAATGTTCCCGCATCAATACAGCGCGAGGCGCAAAGCTGGTATAAAGCCTCGGTAAAACAGAAACGAACCTACGGCCTTTCGGAACAGGTATTTATCGCCTGTGATTCATTAAAAAGGATGTGGCGAAATGCACACCCAAAAACGGTTTCTTTCTGGTACGAAATAGAGGACACCGTACGCCGTGCCATTGCCGCACCTCGCCAGACGTTTACCTGCCGTAAGTTGAAGATCCGCCGCGACGGTAGTTGGTTACGTATTCAACTGCCCTCTGGCCGTGCCGTTTGCTACCCCGGTATTCGTATCGACGAGGGCAAAATCAGCTATATGGGCATCAACTCATACAGCCGCAAATGGCAACGCCTGAAAACCTACGGCGGTAAGCTGACGGAAAACGTTACCCAGGCAGCAGCCCGCGATGTGATGGCAAACAACATGCCGTTAATCGAGGCCAGCGGCTACGAAATTACGCTGACTGTTCACGATGAAGTATTAACCGAAGCGCCCGATACCGAGCAATTCACCTCCGATAAATTAAGCGAACTTCTCGCCACAAATCCCGAATGGGCTTTAGACCTGCCGCTCTCCGCTGGCGGGTTCGAGGCTTATCACTACCGTAAGGAATAGTGCTATGTCATTTAAAAATCATGACAGCCCGCTCTACTATCGGGCTGCGCGCGAGGCTGCGCAAATTGAACGCGAAGGCGATTACCGGCGGGCCGCCAAGGTCTGGACAAAAGCCGCTCGCACTTCACGTAATCCCCTCAATCAGGAGTGGAGCGAAAACCGCTCCGATTTTTGCATCATGCAGATTGCTCGTGAGAAATTCAAAGAAGGTGCAGCTAATGCGTAACCGCTACCCCGGAAATTGTTACCGATGCGGAAAGTTGGTTGAGAAAGGCAAGGGCCATTTTGAACGCAACACCGGTAGCTGGCGGGTAATCCACGCTGAATGTGTTTTAGCACAGCGCAAAGAAAAAGAAGGTGCAGCCAATGGCCTACATCCGTGAAGACTCAATAGAAGACCACCTTGTCAAAGAGGTGAAGAAAGCCGGAGGGATAGCCTACAAATTCATTTCCCCCGGCCGCCGTTCGGTACCGGATCGGCTGGTGCTTCTGCCGGATGGCAAGGTGATTTTTGTTGAATGCAAAGCGCCGGGCGAAAAACCTACCGCCGCCCAACTTAGGGAGCATGAGAAAATACGCGCGTTAGGTTTCATTGTGCGCGTATTGGATTCTAAAGATCTGGAGGGGATATTGTGAAAGGTGCAAGAGAAATGCCACAGTTGAGGGTGCGCATCCCCCAAGAGCTAAAAGATGCGCTGGAAAAAATAGCGGAGAATAACGACCGCACACTGACCGCCGAGATCCTTCGGAGATTAAGAGAAAGTTTGGAGCGAGACCAAGCTATTTCAGCTCTCCGTCAAAAAACTTCTTAAGCGTCGCTATAGCTTCCCGTAGGTCTTGTTCATGCTCATTAAAACTTTCAAACGACGGTATAAAATCTGCTTTAACTTTCAGTTCTACGTACTCTTTTTGTAGATTTTCATACTCTTGAGGGAACAATTTATAACCTACAGAGTTAGCGGCCCAATAAAAATCTTGGTCGACTGTCGCTTCCAACCTATCGACAACTTCAGCGGTTAACGTACGTTTATTTTCATGCGCACATCGCTCTAACTCATCTTTCAAGCATTCAGGTATCCGCACCCTTAACTGTGGATCTTCTCTACTCATAACTTCACCCTCTCATGCTATTTAATACAATTATGCCTCACGGTGAGCTTGACAACAACGACTCACCGTGAGTACTCTATTTGTACTCACAGTGAGAACCACCGAGGTGTACGTTATGGCGACCAAGATTACGCAGTTGCATCATGTTGATATTTTTAACTATATCGTGGATTTTTTGGAAACAGCAAAACTTCTCGGCTCGTTGGAAACAGGGAATCAGTTGGCTTTTGAACTTATCGATTTTGCACAGAAAGCCGCTCAGGAGGCAGCACATGCGAATAAAGATGGAGGGTCTTGAAATGAAAAACGCGTCGGTAGCAGCAACTACCGACGCGTCTAAAAAACCTAACGGAGATACAACAATGAATACTTTAGCACTGGCAAACAGTACTAAGCAAATTGCAATGACCCACAAAGAGATCGCGGACTTGGTTAACAAGCGCCCAGACAACGTGAAACGAACCATAGAAACACTGGCGGAAAGCGGCGTCATCCAGCTTCCTCAAATTGAGGTTTGTGGGAGAATCAACGGGTTAGGTAAAGAACAAAAAGAAAGCGTATACCTTTTCAAGGGTGAACAAGGCCGGCGAGATAGCATTGTTGTGGTTGCTCAGCTCTGCCCCGAGTTTACCGCTCGTCTTGTTGACCGCTGGCAACAGCTAGAATCACAGGTATCCTCTCCGTTCATTGACCCTATGACCGCACTCAACGATCCCGCTACTATGCGTGGTCTGCTGCTTGGGTACACCGAGAAAGTCCTTACCCTGCAAAATCAAGTGCAGGAAATGAAACCTGACGTTGACGCGCTACACCGTATTGCCAAATCTGATGGCGGTACCTGCATATCCACCGCAGCCAAGGATCTGCAAATCCGCCCTAAAGACCTCTTCACTTACCTGAGTGCCAATGGCTGGATCTATCGCCGAGTCGGTGGCAAAAGTTGGCTAGCCTACCAAAGTAAGATCCAGGCTAGTCTACTGGAGCATAAAGTTACGGTAATCACACGTGGAGATGGCTCCGAGAAAACTGTCGAGCAGGTTCTTGTGACTCCGAAGGGACTGACCAGGCTATCCCAGCTAATGAGCCAGCAGGCTGCATAAGATAGCCAGCCCTGCCAAGTGCGGGGCTTTTTACAGGAATAACAGTGTGCGAAAGAAATTTATCCCCCACGAATACCAAAACCAAATAATCCTTCACGAAATAGACGCCCCCCGCTCAAATGTTTGGGCCGGTATGGGAATGGGTAAAACCGTGGCGACGCTTACCAGCCTTGAAGATCTGTTTATGTCTGGCAGCGAAACCCAACCGGCGTTAGTTCTCGCACCTTTGCGGGTTGCTCGGTCTACGTGGCCAGATGAAGTGGATAAGTGGGATCACTTGCGCAATATTGAAATGCAGCCGGTGGTCGGTACCGCCCAAGAACGTTTAGCTGCGCTGCGTAACCCTAACGCCAGCGTGTTCACCACCAATTACGATAATCTCGTTTGGCTGATAGAAGCCCTCAACGGTGAATGGCCGTTTGGTACCGTTATCGCCGATGAAAGTACCCGCCTTAAGTCCTTTCGCCTGCGCAAAGGTGGTAAGCGTGCGGCAGCGCTGGCAAAAGTAGCACACCGATCAGGCCGTTGGGTGAATCTCTCCGGTACCCCCGCACCAAATGGCTTACAGGATTTGTGGGGGCAAGCGTGGTTTCTGGATAAAGGCCAGCGGCTAGGCCGAACATTCAGCGCTTTCACTGATCGCTGGTTTAACCGCATCCCGATCGGCACTACCGGTTTTAATAAAATCGAACCACGAGAGTGCGCACAGCAGCAAATGCAAGACGCCCTGCGCGACGTCACTATCTCCCTTAATGCCGCCGATTGGTTCGACATTGACGAGCCGATACATAGCGTGGTGCGCGTTGGCCTTAGTCCTAAAGCCCGCAGCCAGTACAAAGAAATGGAAAAGGAGATGTTTTTGCAAATTGGCGACCACGGTATCGAAGCCATGAACGCAGCGTCTAAAACAATGAAGTGTTTACAGCTTGCCAGTGGCGCTATCTATACCGATGAGGCGGGCAACTGGACGGAGATACATGACGCCAAGCTGCAAGCGTTGGAAAGCATCATCACCGAGGCCAGCGGTATGCCTGTTCTCGTCGCTTACCATTTCAAAAGCGACTTAGCCCGCCTGTTAAAAGCCTTTCCCAAAGGTCGCCACCTGGACGCAGACCCACAGACGCAGCGAGATTGGAACGCAGGATTAATACCCGTGCTATTCGCCCACCCCGCCAGCGCAGGCCACGGCCTTAATTTGCAGGACGGCGGCAACATTCTGGCGTTCTTCTCCCACTGGTGGGATCTGGAACAGTATCAGCAAATCATTGAGCGTATAGGCCCCACACGGCAAGCACAGGCAGGCCACAAACGCCCGGTATGGATTTACCACATCATCGCCGAGGACACGGTAGACGAGCTGGTAAAAGAACGGCGGGATTCAAAACGCGAAGTACAAGACATCTTACTTGAGGCCATGAAAAAGAGGGGCTTACGATGATTAACGAGACGAAAACCACGAATCCCGACTGGCTCACCCCCGAGCAGACTTGCATACTGCTGGGAGGTATTACGACAAAAACCTTACGTGATTGGAATATTAATCATCGACACAGGGCGATATTGGCACCCATTCGATTCACTCATAAATTGGTTCGCTATGAGCGCTGTAATGTTATCGCATTCATCGATAAGTGTAAGAGCAAGTATTAACTCAGTCTCTTACGAATTAAAGCAACCTGTGTAAGTATGCTGGCCTCATGTGATTCAAAGGCCAGCCTTTTTAAAGCCATTTCTTCATGAAGGATTTCATCTGAAAAATCGTAATGCTCACCCATCGGATCCGCTCCCTTGTCAGAATGATGCATACAGAGCTGGCTTATCTCTCTTGTATCTGAGCGGGAATAACCACGAGAACGCATCTGGGCAATGATATTGCTCTTCAAGAACTTACGACACATCGTGTTAAACGCCCCCTCTCGTCCCTTAACGGTGCCATCATGAATCACCCCCTTCACTGCATTCTCTGGGCTATACGTTTTAATCAGCTTATCCAATGAGCGCTTTGCGAACGGTTTCATCAAATCGCGGGGCTGAAGAAAAACATACTCTTTATTGTAATTATCAACAGACCTTCCCCACCCCAGTTGCTCTTCAAGTATTCGTTTTATTTCATTCGTCACTGGCAGTCTAAATTCTTTCTGGGTTTTCATTGCCCCCCGCATGCCCGTCACACCAGCGGGATAAATAATTTCAGCAAGATCGCTATCAACATAATCCCAGCGTAGATTTGAAACATTGATTGGACGGACCCCTGTCAGGATCATGAACCGCATAGCGTTCTTCTGGTGAACTGATGCACAAGAGGCAATATTTATCCAAAGTTTGGCGATGGACTCAATATCTGTAAATAGCCGGGTAGCGGTTGGCTTTTGGACTCTTGATGAAATGTAATCATCAGGAATGCTGGCGGCAATATTCTTTCCACAGCTATAGAGTGGGGATGAATACTTCCAAAATCGACGCATTTCAGCAAATAGTTCAATAGCCTGATTGCTACTTTTGGTGGCAATCCAATCATCAAGAATGTCAGTGAGTCGATGATAAGTGATGCCACTGAATACTTCGCGATCACTAAAGGCCAGAGAAACGTTTTTGGTTCTTGTGAGGTAGGTTCTATAACTATCCTCTCCCAATCGATGCCGGCTCACTTTCAAAGCTAAATCAGCTTCGTAGGCTCTTATAACGCTGTGAACCGAGTCGGAAGTCAACCCACCCTCAGATAAATCCTTTGCTTTCTCTCTTGCCACCTGAATTGCCATTTCTGGCCACTCACCAAGCTTTTTGCCTTTGAGTGCCATCTTTTTTGGGAACTCGGCATAGAATGTAACCTTTCCCGCCTTACTGAAATCGATACGAAGAAAATTCTCTTTTTCGTACTTAGAACGCCGTGGCTGAACAACCTGGGAGAGTATTACTTTTGCCGCAGTAACACAGATCTTCATGTGCGAGCTTGTATACGGAGGCTTGCAAGCCTCCCACCTCGCTAGAGCGGTTAAAAAACCATCATTATTGGGGGTTGCGAGCTTTTGTGTTACATTGCGAACCATCGAAACTCCTTGGTATGAAACCCGCCAAACCCCAAGCTCACACATGCGGGTATTTTAATGACAAAAAACGGCTTGTGTTGCGGTTTTGTGTTACTAACTTAGGTTTCTCAATGTATATTATACTGTACAAACATACAATATGTTCGCAATTGTACGGAATAAAAAACACCATTAACTGCATGATTTAAAAAGATTAAAAAGGTAAGTTACTGAAATGGCTTTATTGATTACTAAACGCTGTATTAATTGCGATATGTGCGAACCGGAATGCCCGAATGAGGCAATCTCCATGGGTGCAGAAATCTATCAAATTGATCCGATGCGCTGTACTGAGTGTGTAGGTCATTACGAAACGCCAACCTGTCAGCTGGTCTGCCCTATTGATAATACGATTTCTGCCGACCCTGCTTGGGTTGAGACTAACGAGCAGTTGTGGGATAAGTTTGTTCAGCTACACCATGCCGATCGTCTGTAA